ATGATAATGTTCAGCATGTATCCGTTTATTATAAGCGCGATAGCTTTGTTTAAGTGGATGCCTGCGTAGGAGCTTAAATGATCGCAGAAATTTCCGCCGTAGTTGGGATACTCAAGGCGCTTAATGAGGGAATATCTACAGTAAAAGAGAGCGGCAGTCACCTTACAGGTTTGACTGGTGTTTTTGACGGCCTGACGAAAAGCAAGGCGGCTGTGGAGCAGATAGAGTCCGAAGTAAATGAAGGGAACCACCTCATCACTCAGGAGGAGGCTCTTCAGCTTGCTTGGGCTAAAAACGATATCCGAGAGAAAGAAAAAGAACTCAAGAAAATCACTCCACGGCAAGTATGGCGAGACATGCTGGCTATCCAGCACAAATCCCTTATGGAAGACAAACAACGCAGAGAGAAGGCTCGTTTAGCTAAAAACAGAGCTATTACCAAGCGAGACGAGATGGTTAAGAATGTCGTGGGGGTTTTGTTTATTGCCGTCCTTGGCGGAGCGTCTTGGTACGCTATTGAGGTTATGAAGGTGCTGGGTGAGTAATGGCTCCAAAAAAATTAGAGAAAGAAAGCAAATACTCAGAGTTTGATTTAGATCACGATGGCATTGTTACTGATGAAGAGATATCCCGTCACACAGAAATGGTCGATCAAACTATCCGAGAAGAAAAAGCCGACTCTCAGAGAAAGATGGCATGGGTGGCTATGGTTAGCATGTGCGTCTACGCGCTTCTTCCTATTATGCCATTTATACCAGAATCCAGATTAGACACTATAGCTTCATTAAGTGACATGCTTTTTCTAAGTCAAGCAAGCGTGATAGGCATGTTTTTTGGCGCAACAGCCTACATGACGAGGAAATAATGTTAGCGGAAATAGCCGCCGCCAACGCCGCGTTTCAAGTCATTAAAGGCGCTCTGTCAAACGGGCGCGAGCTTTACGATGTGGCAGATCAGGCGACCAAGTACTTCGATAGCAAGTCTGCGATAGCCAAGAAAGCCAACAAGGCAGGCGGAAAGTCAGAACTTGAATGTTTCATGCAGTTAGAAAAATTAAGAGAGCAGGAAGAGTGGCTCAAAGACTTTATGATCTATGCTGGCAGAGCCGACATGCATAAAGACTGGCTACAGTATCAGTCAGACTGCAAGCGTAATAGAGAAAACGCAGAGAGAATAAGAAAAAGAAAGAAAGCAGAGATGTGGGCATTGTTAATTTCTGCGTTACTGTGGGGTACAGGCATATTAGTTATTCTGCCTCTTGCTCTTTACATAGGCTTTAAGATATTTGGAGTTATCTAATGTTACAAGCACTAATCGGCCCAGTTTCGGGTCTTCTTGACAAGTTTATCGAAGATAAAGACACCAAAAACGCCTTGGCACATGAGATTGCCACCATGTCCGAGCGCCACGCTCAAGAACTCGCTAAGGGGCAGTTGGAGGTCAATAAGGTCGAGGCGGCATCAAAATCAATGTTTGTTGCTGGCTGGAGACCTGCTGTGGGCTGGGTGACTGTAATCGGCATGGCCTCAAATTATATCTTAATCCCAATGGGCAACTTTGCCTTGGCGGTTGCAGGGAGCGAGATAGCCATACCTTTACTACAGATGTCTGAGATGATGCCTGTGCTTTTAGGTATGCTGGGTCTTGGCGGTATGCGTACCGTTGAGAAAATTCAGAAAGTATCACGGGAGAAATAAAATGAGCGTTTTTAGCTGGTTTTCTTCTTTTTTTAAAAAAGAAACGTCTGCCGATGTTCCACGTGGAACATCTGAGCAAAAACCAACGGGCAAAAGAAAAAGAGCGCGTGATACCAAAGGAAGGTACTTACCCGACGACCCCACCACAAAAACCAACGAGGCTTGGGTTAATGGAAACTAGTGGTGAGGGAATTGCTCTAATAAAGAAGTTTGAAGGGTGCAAGCTAGAGGCGTATCAGTGCAGTGCGGGGGTCTGGACAATAGGGTACGGACACACCGCAGGCGTTGTTTCTGATGATGTAATAACACAGGAAGAAGCGGACTCTTTATTAAAGGAGGACTTAAATGAGTTTGAAAGATATGTACTTGATTATATCGACCCGGATTTGGATCAAAACCAGTTCGATGCGCTTGTGGCTTGGACATTCAATCTCGGTCCAAACAACTTACGGGAAAGCACTTTGCTCACTAGGATTAATTCTGGTGATTTTGAGGATGTCCCTCATCAGATAAAAAGGTGGAATAGAGCGGGAGGGAATGTCTTAGACGGTTTAATTCGTCGGAGAGAAGCGGAATCCCTGCTGTGGTTAGGAAAAGAGTGGTCACATATTTAAAAAGTTGGTAGCCCCGCCTGTATAAGATATGCTAGGATAAACTACTACTTTAAAAGACAATATGCGGGCATATAAGAATGGATGAGATACATACCGCGGAAGCAGTATTCCGGATCATTAGGGATAGAAGGCAAGGCATTGTAGATTTAATGATGTATGGCAATGTTAAGTCGATGGAGCAATATCGTGAGCTTATGGGCAACATGGAAGCCCTCAATCACGTGGAACAGGAACTAAAACACCTGCTAGACAAACAGGAGCGCAGTAATGACTGAATCAAAGATTGATCTTTCAGCCGCCCCGAGTGCATCTTTTCAGCTAGAAGCAGAAAAAGAACCAGCGCCCGAGGCACCCCCGAAAGATGCAGAAACCCTTCAAGATGCTTACGCAGAAAAACCTTTTTTGCGACCAGAAAACATTGGCGAAAGCCTTTTAGAAAGATTGCCTTCACCTACTGGCTGGAGAATATTAATTCTTCCATACCGTGGCAAAGGTCAAACTGAAGGTGGAATCTATCTACCTGATCAAATGATGGAGCAACAGCACGTTTCGACGCAAGTCGGCTACGTTCTAAAGGTTGGTCCTCTCGCCTACAAAGACCCCGAGAAATTCCCTACAGGTCCGTGGTGTGAAGAAAAAGATTGGGTAATGTTTGCACGTTATGCCGGATCACGTTTTTCGATTGATGGGGGCGAAGTTCGGATTCTTAACGATGACGAAGTTTTAGCTAAAATTCTCAGCCCCGAAGACGTTTTGCATTTTTAAGGAGTAGAATATGAGTAAAGAAAATACAGTAGAGCTAGATGTATCTGAGGTAGAAGACGTAGAAATTGAAGTAAGCGTTGAGGATGGTACCGAAGACAACACCGAATCTAGCGAAGACCAGTTTCAGAAAGCCGACACTTCTACGCAAAAGCGTATAGATCGACTTACTAAGAAAATGCGTGAGGCGGAGCGGCGTGAAAACGAGGCCCTTAGTTACGCTAAAAAAGTTAAAGAAGAAGCAGACACGATAAAGACTAGGATGTCTAACTTAGACACTCAGTACGTTAATGAGTACTCTACACGTGTTAACTCTCAATCTGCCGCGGCAGAAGAAGCCTTATCTCGTGCTATGGAGATAGGTGATACTAGAGCCGCAGTTGAAGCTCAGAAAGCTTTAACAGGTTTAGCGATAGAAAATGACAGGGCTCAACAGGCTCGTATTCAGCAAGAGCGTTATCAACGTCAAGTTGCCGCGCAACAACAGGCTCAACTGCAAGCGCCTATGCCGCAACAGCAGCCTCAACCTAAACGGCCTGACCCAAAGGCGGAAGATTGGGCGGCAAAGAACGATTGGTTTGGTCAAGACGAGGCTATGACTTATGCCGCGTTTGGAATTCACAAGCGACTTGTTGAAGAAGAACAGTTTGACCCTAAGTCAGATGAGTACTATACTGAATTAGATCAAAGAATTAAGGGAGAATTCCCTCATAAATTTGGTAAACAGAGAAACCGTAACGCCCAGACGGTGGCATCTGCTTCTAGACAAACTACAGGGCGCAGTGGGAAAAGACAGGTTCGACTCACCCCGAGCCAAATTGCGATAGCAAAAAAATTGGGTGTGCCGCTTGAAGAATACGCGAAATACGTGAAGGAGACATAAAATGAGTGATAATACAGAAAAGTTTGATGCACCCATCAAAAGGGCTTCTCGCGCTAGTACAGAAAGGGGCAAAAAGGCAGTGCGTAAGCCTTGGGCTCCCCCGTCAATGTTAGAGGCACCACCTGCCCCTGACGGATTTAAGCATCGTTGGATTCGTGCTGAAACCAGAGGATTTAACGATAGCAAGAACGTCAGTGCTAAAATGAGGGAAGGTTGGGAGTTGGTCCGTAAGGACGAATACCCCGATTTCGAGTCCCCCGTTGTTGATACAGGTAAATACGAAGGTGTTTTTGGAGTAGGCGGACTACTTCTTGCACGTATCCCCGAAGAAACTATTGCCGAGCGAACTGCCTACTTTAATGGCAGAAACCGCGATCAGTTGGAAGCAGTTGATTCAGATATGTTGCGAGAGAACGCACATTCATCCATGGCGATTTCAAAACCGGATCGTCAATCTCGTGTAACTTTTGGCGGCCCACGAAAGTGATGGCCGTTTACTTTTTAGGAGAAAACTGATATGGCAAATTCAAATACTGCCTATGGTCTTCGTCCTGTTGGTCTAGTCGGAAGCGGTGCTAACTCTACTGGTGTAACCCAGTATGAAATCGCAAGCGACAACACTAACGCTATCTACCAATATGGTTTGGTTGTACCTTTAGCGGCAGGCGTTATTGCCTTCGCTGGTGCTACCGACGGTGGAACCACACAAGCGTTAGGTGTACTGATGGGCGTAGAATACGTTGATAGCGTAACAAAGAAGCCGACCTTTATTAATTACTGGCCCGGTTCTAACTCTGTGAGTGTAGATACTAACCACAAAGTTAAAGCTTTTGTTGCGGATGACCCCATGCAAATCTTCAAAGTGTCTTCAGACGCAACACTGACAAATACTGCCACTGCACAAGCGGCTGTTTTTGCTAATGCTAGTCTGGGAACCTCTGCTAGAACGGGCGACTCAAATACTGGTGTTTCCAACTCTCAGTTGGGTGTAAGCACTATTGCAACTACGGCTACCCTGCCGTTAAGAATTGTGGGTATTATGGACGATCCGGGTAACGAAGATGTTACTGCGGCTGGTCTGCCGATGCTTGTTCGCATCAATGCTCATTTCAACTCACCTACTAGCCGTTTTGATTCGCAGACTACTGCGACCTCAACGGGCATTTAAGGGGGATATACCATGGCTATTTCTCGCGCACAACTAGCGAAAGAGCTTGAACCCGGCCTTAATGCCTTGTTCGGCTTGGAATACGACCGTTATGAGAACGAGCATTCTGAAATCTTTGAAGAGGAGTCTTCGGACCGCGCTTTTGAAGAAGAAGTAATGCTAGGTGGTTTCTCAACTGCACCTGTTAAAAACGAAGGCGGTAACGTCAGTTTTGACGATGCACAAGAGACTTATACTGCACGTTACTCTCACGAGACTATCGCACTTGCTTTCTCAATTACTGAAGAAGCAATTGAAGATAATCTGTATGATCGACTAGCATCACGCTATACCAAAGCTCTGGCACGTTCCATGGCTCAAACCAAGCAAATCAAAGCGGCTTCTATCTTGAACAATGCGTTCTCGACAGGTGCTAGTGCGATTGGCGACGGTGCGGCTCTGTGTTCTGCTTCTCACCCATCTCTGTCAGGTAACCAGACTAACCTTCTGGCTACTGCGGCTGACCTCAACGAGACTTCTCTTGAGCAAATGCTGATTGACATTGCTGGTCTGACGGATGAGCGTGGTCTGAAGATCGCTGTACGTGGCATGAAGCTGATTATTCCGAAAGAACTGCAATTTATTGCAGAGCGAGTAATCAACTCTAACCTCCGCAGTGGAACCGCAGACAACGATAACAATGCAATGAAGAATATGGGAATGTTGCCGGAAGGCGCAGTGGTTAACCACTTCCTGACTGATTCAGATGCATACTTTATCAAGACTGATGCTCCAAACGGCTTCAAATACTTCAACCGTTCGCCTATTAAGACGGCAATGGAAGGAGACTTTGACACCGGCAATATGCGCTTTAAAGCCCGTGAAAGATACAGCTTCGGCGTATCTGATTGGCGCTCTGTGTTCGGTACTCCCGGCGCGGCGTAAGCCTATGTTGTTAAAGAAGGGGTGGCACTTGCCGCCCCTTTTTTTTGAATTGACAGATAGCTCCGTACAATGCTATGTTCTCTTATATCGGGAAACAATCCGGTGAATCTGACAGACCCGACTGACGACATGTAGACAGATTTGCTTTAACTCACATGTGAGAATTCTATTATGGCTTTAACCACTTTTTCTGGCCCCGTAAAATCTAACAACGGTTTTATTAACCAAGGTGCAGTAACTCTTTCTGCGGACACTACTATCACGGTAAACGACCACGCGGGTCGCGTACTAAATACCGCTGATGCAGACGGTAAATTCACCCTACCTACTATTACTTCTGACAATATCGGTTCTACTTTTACCTTTATGGTAAGCACCGCGGCGACTGATATGGACATTTTGACGGACGGTACGGATAAGTTCGTTGGTGGCCTTTATACAGGCGTAACCAATGCCACTGGAAAGACTTTTATATCGGGTGCTTCTAACGACGTTATTACTATGAACGGCAGTACTAAAGGCGGTTTGGCCGGGTCTGTTGTTACAGCTACTGCGGCGGCAACGGCTAAATATGTTGTTTCTGGAATCATCTTAGGTTCTGGCACTCTTGTTACTCCATTTGCTGACGCTTAATAAAGAAGGAGTTCCTCATGGCTGGTTCTGATGTAAGGTCGATACGCTTGACTGCCACCGGCTCTGCCGGTGTTGGGCCAGCGCGTATTCGTCAAGTTCAAATTAAGACAACAACTGGAACGCCCCGCATCACTTTTACTGACGGTAACGGGGGTTCAACTGTGTTGGACATGAACCTAGATGCTTCAGACACACACTCTGTTAATATACCGGATGAAGGTATAAGAGTTACTGATGTATACATATCTTTGTTCACAGCTTGTACGTCTGCCACTGTTTTCTATAGCTAAAGCTTTAGTGGAAAGGATGTTTTATGGCTACGACAAAAGACGTAACTAGAACCCCCTCCGGAAAGATAAAGTACCGGGGTGAAACTTTTTCGGGCTTTAATAAGCCAAAAAAAACCCCCGGGAAATCTAAAAAAAGCGCCGTTTTAGCTAAAAAAGGCTCTGAAATCAAACTAGTTCGGTTTGGTGATCCCAACATGTCTATTAAAAAAGACCAGCCCGCTCGAAGAAGTAACTTTCGAGCGCGGCATAAGTGCGACACCGCGAAAGACAAGTTTTCAGCGCGTTACTGGAGTTGTAAAGCATGGTAAGCGCAGTTAACTTAGGCGCAGGATCGCCCAAATCAAACAAATGTGCCGTTATCCGCATGAAAAAAGGCGGATCGGTAAAAAAGAAGTCTGGGGGAAAGATTTGCCCAGAGGGTAAAGCTTGGGCAAAGCGTACTTTTGACACGTATCCCTCGGCCTACGCTAATTTAGCGGCTTCTAAATACTGCAAAGACCCTAATTACGCCAAGAAGTCTAAGGGCGGGAAAAGGAAAGGACGTTAATGGGTGATTTAAAGAAGTGGGTTGACCAAGACTGGGTTAGAATAGGGTCTGATGGTAACATTAAAGGGTCTTGCGGGACTTCTAAAGACACTAAAAACCCGGACAGATGCTTGCCCCGTAGTAAAGCTCAGTCTTTGTCAAAATCAGAGCGAGCGGCAACTGCGCGGAAAAAGAAGGCTTCTAAGAAAAAAGTTGTGAAAAACACTAAAGCGGCAGAAGTGCAGAAAATGAGTAAAGGCGGCGTGATTGCAAGAGGTTGTGGTGCTGTTATGTCTAATCGTAGAAAAAGAACCCAAGGTTCTGTTGTAAAACTTTAACGAGGCGTAGCTATGCGTGGATCGACTAAGTACATGAAGAGTGGTGGTGCTGTTAAGAATAAAACAGCTAAGTACATGAAAAGCGGCGGTGCTGTTAAATCTAAGGCTAAAAAGAAGGATACTGGTATGACTGTTGCACAAGCAAGGTCGTTCCTGAAAGGCAAAGGTTATAAAGTTGTAAAGAGTTAATGTCTTACCTAATTAGCAATATCCCGCATTTTAAGTGCTGGGTTAGGCGAGAATACACTTGTAACCATTTACGCTATCACGGAGAGTACTTACATGCATTAGCTATTGCTGTAAATACTATTCCGGATCGGTCGCTAAGTTTTCAAGTTGTTTTTACAGGGTGTGAAAACGATGATGAGGACATAGATGACGTTCATGGTGGTGCAATGTGGGCTAGAATGCCCATACAGGCACTTGTTGCAGACATTGTAATGCCTGAATGGCCGGAAGAAATGGCCGACCATTTAGCGCAACCGTGGGATTGCGAGTCCCGGGATCATTCTGTGATTACTATGGACCGTGTTAGTAGCAGTCCTTGGATGGCTAAGATAAACCACGAGTTCTACTCTGCTCGCTACATGTTTACGGTTGATTATACCGATCATCACATAGCGGATGATCCAGCCCAGCATAAACAGAGTCACGTGATGTATATTACAGAACCGGGGCCTTGGTATGGTAATATAGTAGCATTACCAAATAACAGGGTTAGAGCAACAAGCCCCGCTTTGTGGAAAACAGGTCAGGGTGCCCCAGATTTTTGCCCTAACCAGCGAGTTCACTCTGCGGAAGGGCATGAAAGCTACACTGATCCGTCTATTGTTTTTGATAATTTATATTCAGATAATGACGGAGAATAACGAGGACAATTAAACATGGCAACCTCTAACAGCACTAATTTTGAGCTAGACGTTACCGAATATATTGAAGAAGCGTTTGAGCGATGCGGTTTAGAGGTTCGTACCGGTTATGATCTCAAAACAGCCAAGCGTTCTTTAAACATTATGTTAGCCGAGTGGGCTAACAGAGGCTTGAATGCGTGGACTATTGAAGAAGTCACAATACCCCTTGCCACTGGAGTAGGCGTGTATCCTGCGGGTACTTTAACCATCTCGGTAGCGTCTTCAACCGGATATACGGTTACGGAAACCGTCACAGGTGGTACTAGTGGTGCAACAGCCGTTGTTACAAGTATACCGTCTGCCACAAGTTTAGCTATCACAATCCCAGAAGGCACTTTTAGCCTTAATGAAGCTATTACAGGAGGTACTAGTGGAACAGCATCTACTGTATCCGCCGTAGTGGACTTCTCAGATGTGAATTCTACTATTGATCTACTTTCTGTTGTGGTTACTCGGTCATCAACTGACTTCAGTGTTGCGCGATTAAGCCGTGACGGGTTTTTAAGCATACCTAATAAAGCTACTACAGGCCGAGCTAATCAATATTTCATTGATCGTTTAATAACCCCTAATTTAAAAGTTTGGCCGGTGCCTGAAAACAACACCGATGTTATTAAGTTTACTCGGTTAACTCGAATACAAGACGCTGATACTCCTACCAACACGCTAGAAATACCGTTTCGATTCTACCCATGTTTAGCCGCAGGTCTTGCTTACTACCTTTCGGTAAAAAGAGCGCCTAATAAAGTGCAGTTACTGAAGACTATTTATGAAGAAGAGTTTGATCGCGCCATGATGGAAGACCGTGACCGCGCTTCATTTAACATTACGCCCAGCTACATGTACTTTAGGTCTTAAAAATGGCTAAGTATGCTTCAGGTAAAAACGCTTACGCTATTTCGGACAGGTCCGGAATGCGATATCGCTACAGAGACATGCAGAAAGAGTGGAACGGCGCTTTAGTTGGTAAGGACGAGTATGAAGCTAAACAGCCTCAACTAGGGCCTTTTAGAAAAGCAGTCGATCCGGAAGCTTTGCAGAATGCTAGGCCAGAAACAAACTTAGAGTCCCAGCGCAATATACAATACGGGTTTGACCCGGTTGGTTTTAGGGGAAATGAAAATTTAACACCAAATCCGTTGAGAGCAACGGGCGGGGTAGGACAAGTTAAGGTAACGGTATGAGTTTTACATACGCACAGCTAAAAACGGCGCTACAAGACTACACGGAAAATGATGAGACAAGCTTTGTTGCTAATCTCCCTATTTTCATACGTCAGGCCGAAGAGCGGATTCTAAAGAATGTTCAGTTGTCTTTGTTCCGAAAAAACGCGCAGGCGGCTTTAACGCAAGGAAATCCGTACATTAACTTACCTACGGATTTTTTAGCACCGTTCTCTTTTTCAATACAACCGCCACTTGCAGATGGTTCTTTTTCGGATACCACCGAGAAAAGTTTCCTAGATTATCGTGACGTAGACTTCATTCAAGCTTATAACCCTACTCTTACAGACACGGGCGCACCTAAGTGTTATGCAATGTTTGACGTTACCAACTTTATTGTTGGCCCTACTCCAGACCAGAGTTATTTTGTAGAGCTTCATTACTTCTACAGACCAGAAAGTTTAACGGCTGGCGCGGACTCCGGAACTACATGGTTGAGCATTAATGCAGAAGTAGCCTTACTATATGGAAGTTTAGTAGAATGCTATACTTATATGAAAGGTGAAGCAGATATGGCGCAAGAATACCAGAAAAGATTTACCGAGGCGTTAACTTCGCTGAAGATGTTTGGTGAAGCTAAAGAAGTTACTGACGAGTACAGAACTGGAATGGTTATAAGGGCGAAGCAATGATTACAAACCCTGTGGTTATGAGCGAAGACTTTGGTATTACGGTACAAACGTCGTCTAACCGAGGTTTTACCCCGGAAGAAATTGCTGAAAGATGTGTAAATCACATTATTAACATCTCAGATGACGCTCCACCAGCTATTAAGGGGCAGGCTTTGGCATTTAGAGATCAAGTAAAGGCAGTGGTCACTTTTTATTTGCGAGAAGCGGTTAAAAGCGACAGAACAACCGTTTTTAACGAACTAAACAACGCGGGACAACCGCAACTTGCTGAATTAATCAGGAGATTATAATGGCTTTTAACGGAAACTTTATGTGTACAAGCTTTAAAACAGAGCTTTTAACGGGTACTCATAACTTTACTAACAGTAGCGGAAATGCTTTTAAACTGGCTATGTACACAAACAGCGCCACTTTGAACGCGGCCACAACGGCTTATACCACTTCAAACGAAGTCGCTAACGGCAATGGATACACCACGGGCGGAACGGCGCTAACTAGCGTAACTCCTACCAGTTCAGGAACCACCGCTTTCTGTGATTTTTCGGACGTTACGTTTACCAGTAGCACGATTACGGCTAGAGGGGCTTTGATTTATAATGATACGCAAGGCGATAAGTCCGTACTTGTCCTAGATTTTGGAGCCGATAAATCGTCATCTTCTGGAGACTTTGTGATCGTGATGCCAGCGGCTGACGCTAGTAACGCTATCATACGAATTGCGTAATGGCTTGGTCGCAAAATGCTTGGAGCCAGTTTAGTTACGGTGCTAATACACTAGATAGTACCGTAGCCTTTAGTGGGTGGAACTCATCTATTCAAAGCTGGAACTCTGGTTCTTGGGGTGAACAGGCAACAGACACGGCTTTTAGTGCTAATGGCGCAGTTAGCGGTGTCACAATAATTTTTGAGATACAGGCCGCGCCGGTAGGACAAGTTGCAACAACGGGAATAAGTGGTGTAACAGTATCGACAGGCACGGGGGTATCAACAGATGTGACGGGAATTGAAGCCACATCTGCGTTAGGTAGTGTGTTGGTATGGGGCCGTGTAGTTCCCGGCGAAACAGCAACTTGGACAGAAATGGTAGTAAATTAAATAATTTTAGCTAAATCAGCTTGAGGATGAATCAAAATGGCTAGTACATATACAACTTTTTTAGGGCTTGAAAAGCCCGGTACGGGGGAACAGTCTGGTACTTGGGGAAACACTGTAAACACCAATATGGACATGGTCGATCAAGCGGTTGACGGAATTATTTCGGTTACATTGTCTGCTACAGGTTCAACAGGTTCCCCAAACTCTTTACCTATTACAGACGGTGCTGTTTCTAATGGACGTAACAAATACATTGAGTTTATTGATAGCGGAGACATTGGAGGAACGGTCTACGTTTCTTTAACTCCAAATGATGCGGAAAAGGTAGTTCACTTTCGTAACAGTCTTTCGGGTTCGCGCTCTATTCTTATGTTTCAAGGCACGTATAACGCCAGCAACGATTTTGAACTGTTAGCTGGAAAAGACTACGTACTTAAATTTAATGGTGGCGGCTCCGGAGCAACTGTTACAGACGTAAACGCTGACTTAGCTGTTACTGCGCTTACTGCGACAACTTTAAACGGTACAACCGTTACGGCCTCTGGAGTAATTACAGGGTCAACTGTCGAAGCTACCGGAGACACCTCCGCTGGCGATAACGCGGCAATGGGTTATACCGCAGCAGAAGGTCTTATTCTAACCGGACAAGGCTCTACGAATGATGTAACCATCAAAAACGATGCGGATGCCGCTGTTTTACAGATTCCAACCGGAACGGTAAACACAACTCTTGCAGGTACTTTGGGTGTAGCGGGAGGTTCAACCAACGGTGTGGTCATATCTCAGGGAGATATAGCCCTAAAGAATGGCGGTACGCAGTCCACAATTAAGTTCTATTGCGAGTCAAGCAACGCACATTATGCACAGCTTCAGGCTCCAGCGCACTCTTCGTTCTCAGGAAATGTAACACTTACTCTACCAGCATCTACGGATACTCTGGCGGGTATTGCGGCGACACAGACCCTTACCAACAAGACGCTAACAACTCCGGTACTAAACTCCCCCGACATTACGGGAGACACAGCGGCGGGTGATGACGCGGCGCTTGGTTACACTGCTGCGGAAGGCTTAATTCTTACAGGGCAAGGCTCAACGTCCGATGTCACCATTAAGAATGACGCTGACGCGGCGGCATTGACCGTACCAACTGGAACCACCAACGTATCTGTTGTTGGTGACTTAGCGGTTGGCGGGTCAATCACTGACTCAGGCGCGGCAGTTAAAGTTGCAGGTCTTGAAACTATCTATGTCCCAGCGGCTGCAATGTACCCAGAGACAACTAACGGCTGTGCAGACTTAGAGCAGGTTGAGCTTTCTAATGGCCCAGAACTAAAGTGCCTAGACTTTGCGGCAGGCGCAGATGATTTTGCTCAGTTTCAGGTTATCTTTCCTAAGTCTTGGAACGAGGGTACTGTTACTTTCCAAGCCTTCTTTACTGTCACAGGAACCAACACTGGTACGGTAGCTTGGGGCTTGGCAGGCAGAAGTTTTGCGGATAGTGCAGACCTAAACACCGCCTTTGGCACTCAGGTAGTGGCAACAGCTAAAGCGCACTCTGGAACGTCTAACGACATAGATGTAGCGGCAGTAAGCGGAGCGGTAACCATTGCTGGTGCGGCGGCTGATACGTTGACCATATTCCAGATTGCTAGAGATGTTTCGGCAGACTCTCAGACAGGCGCGGCTCGCTTGCTCGGCATTAAGCTGTTCTTTACCACTGACGCGGCAAATGACGCATAAGGAGTAACTGATGACAGGTTTTGGATTTAACGTAAACGGCTTTGGCTCTTTTCCATCCAGAGGACTGCCTCCATATACTATTGAATTAGTTGTGGTGGGCGGCGGCGGTGGTGGCGGTAACAGCGGTGGTGGCGGAGGCGGTGCAGGTACTTACAGAGAGCTAACGGTTTCCGATGTTCCATCAGGACTAACATGGACGGCGACAATTGGTGCTGGCGGTGCCGGTGGCAGTTCCAATGCGCAAGGCGGTTATTCGCAGTTTTCTGGTACAGGCTTAACAACAGTAAAATCTATTGGTGGTGGGCGAGGCGTGGGCTCTTCAGGTAGCGGTGGCAGTGGCGGCTCAGGCGGTGGCGGTTCCAGATATTACCAGATCTCGGGCGGTTCTGCTAACACATCTGGCGGGTCTGGCGGTACTGCGTATGCGAATGCTGGGTCGCCGGGAACAGGCGGTAGTTTTCCATATTGGGTTAACATGGGCGGTGCCGGAGGCGGTAGTAGTAGCGCAGGACTTGTTGGTGGAGGCAACTACGA